GCCATTAAGCATTATGAGAATCCTTCCTCTATGACGAGGGAGGATTTTGATGAAGATATGAAACGCTTCAAGTATCTTAAAAGACTCTTGAAGCGTTATGTTCGAGGAGGTTCTTTAAGAACTCATCTTATTATTAATCATTTAATCATACTTTATAATGTTTTTGGTGAAGCAGCAACACCCTTAATCTTTTTTAAGATGGAGAGGGAGTATTGGAGTTTGATAAAAACTCTATTACTTTATTTGAATAAATATCCTATAGGAATGATGCCATCTTTAGAGGTGGATCCTGATTTAGAAATCGAATTGGAGCAACTCTAATGAACGAAGAAATGATGTCAGCAGGAACAGGAGGGTTTAGTGGCAGTGCTACTGCGACTGGACCTAATGCTGGATTCGATCCTGTTATGCGTATGAGAGCAAAGCGTAAAGATTTAAAGAAATTGGTAGCACCAGGTAATAAGTTGTGTGATGGTAAGAAAAAAGTAAAGGAGAGTGTGACTGCAGTAAATAAACTTGCCCCTAAGTCAAGTCTATTTCAATATAAAGTTTCTCTTCCAGAAGTAGGATCTACTATAGTATATGCTAGTAATCCAGCAGAACTAAGACAGAAGTTACGTTTGCTTATTAACTATAGATATCGTGGTGATATTACTATTGAAAGAATTTTGCCTGGTGAAGCTGGTAAGTTCTTTATGGATAAGAGACAAAAGCATTTGAGAAATGTTAAAGAGGAAGCTGATCAACAGATCAAACAACAGATGACTCGTCAACAGATTGGTCTTGAGAAGACCAAATCAAATGATAAGATTAAGCAAATTAGAAAGGAGTTGCAAAAGAAAACTGCATCTCTTATGAAGAAGCAAAGAGCAGGTGGAGCACAGTCAACTGTAGATAAGTAATGTCAGATATTAACGCAGCAATATTAGAACGACTGGAAAAGGTAGTAGATAAATTACAGGAAAATTCTGTAAAGATGGGAGAACTACTGGCAGTTCATAATGAAAAACTTGATAAGCAGGATAGAATCGATGCAGTTCTATTTGAAAAAGTAGATAGTGTTCATAGAGAAGTAAACCGTAAAGCAGATGAGATCAAGAAAGGTTGCGAAAGAGACATTAGAAAGGTTGATTCTCGTCTACAGGTCATGGAAAAGAAAATGTGGACTATTTTTGGTGGTCTTGCTGTTATATCTTTCATGGTTAGTCCAATCGGACAGAAAGTCATAAAGAACTTGACAGACTCACCTCCACCTGTTACTATGGATGTAGCGAACGTCCAACGTATTGTCTGAATTTGTTGATGAACACTACGTAATGCTTCTATCTGGTAGACTGGACAGGTTTACTAAGAAGAAAGCAAACTTATACAACTTCCGTTGCCCCTACTGTGGTGATTCACAGAAACATAGGAACAAGGCAAGGGGGTATTTTTTTCGTCTGAAAGCAGATATGGTATACAAATGCCATAACTGTGGAGTGGGTAGGACGTTACCAAACTTCTTAAAAGATCAGGCACCAGACCTCCATGATGAGTATATTATGGAGAGATATAAGAGTGGCACAACAGGTAAAGGATCTTATGTTCCTAAACCAAAATTTAAAAAACCTGTATTTAAAAAACAAGGAGAACTTATAAAAGTTTCTGATCTAAATATAGAACATCCAGCATATAAGTACATCGTAGGACGGAAATTAAATCCGTCCTTATTCTATTTTACAGACCAGTTCTGTACTTGGGTTAACACACAGAAACCTACGTTTTCTGATATCAAAAAGGATCATCCTAGAATTATTATTCCCTTTATTGATACAGAGAACAAATGGTTTGGTTTCCAAGGAAGGTCTTTGAACCCAAAGGATAAGATGAGATATATTACGGTGATGTTAGATGAGAACAAACCTAAGATCTTCGGATTAGATAACATTAATGAAACAAAACCAATCTACATCGTTGAGGGACCGTTTGATTCGACCCTCTTGGATAATTCCGTTGCGATGGCTGGGAGTGACGTTGATCCTCGGACGTATAGTTGGAGCGATTATATTTGGGTTTATGATAACGAACCTCGTAACAGAGAAATCGTCAACAGAATCTCCAAGTCAATTGATAGAGGAGAAAAGGTAGTGATCTGGCCAAATGGTATACAACAAAAGGATATAAATGAAATGGTATTAGCTGGACATAACGTTAAATCTTTGGTAGAATTAAACACATACCAAAACATAGAGGCACAAATCAAATTTACAGAGTGGAAGAAAGTATGACACCAACGGAAATCAAAGTTGTTAAGAGAGATGGTGAACAGACTACTCTTAACCTTGAGAAAGTTCACAAAATGGTTGAACATGCTTGCGAAGGACTCGCAGGAGTTTCTGAATCAGCAGTAGAGATCAACAGTGGTCTTCAGTTCTTTGATGGAATTGAGACTAAGGATATTCAAGAGATCTTAATTCGTTCTGCTAATGATTTAATCACTCTAGAGAATCCTAACTATCAGTACGTTGCTGCTAGACTTCTCTTGTTTGGTTTAAGGAAGTCTGTATATAATGGACATCCTGATAAGCACCCCAATCTTAAAGAGCATGTGGTAAGTTGTGTTGGCAAGGGTGTGTACGATGGAGAGATCGTTAATAAATTTAATGATGAGGAATGGGACAAGTTAAATAGTTACATAGATCACGATAGAGACTATCTTTTTACCTATGCAGGTATAAGACAGGTTGCCGATAAGTATCTTGTACAAGATAGAAGCACAGGTGAGATATATGAAACTCCTCAGTTCATGTATCTGATGATTGCTGCAACTCTTTTTCAGAGTGATGATAAGTTTTACCGACTGGAGTATATTAAAAAGTATTATGACGCAATCAGCAAGCACAAAATCAACATCCCAACACCAATCATGGCGGGAGTCAGAACCCCCATTCGCCAATTTGCAAGTTGTGTTCTGGTTGATCTTGATGACACCCTCGATAGTATCTTTAGTGGCGATATGGCTATTGGCAAATATGTCGCTCAAAGGGCAGGTATTGGTATCAACGCAGGTAGAATCAGGGGCATCAACAGTAAAATCAGGGGTGGAGAAGTTCAACACACAGGTGTTGTTCCCTTCCTTAAAAAACTTGAGTCAACTGTCAGATGCTGTACTCAAAACGGCATCAGAGGAGGGTCAGCTACTGTCCACTTTCCTATCTGGCATCAAGAAATCGAAGACATCATCGTCCTCAAAAACAACAAAGGAACAGAAGACAACAGAGTCAGAAAACTTGACTACTCCATCCAACTAAGTAAGATTTTTTATGAGAGATTTATCCAAAACGGTACTATCACTTTATTCAGTCCTCATGATGTGCCTGGGTTGTATGACGCTTTTGGTAGCGATTCCTTTGACGAACTCTATACTCAATACGAGTCCGACGAATCCATCCCTAAGTCAACCATCAGTGCCCAAGAATTAATTCTTGATCTCCTTAAGGAGAGAGCAGAGACAGGACGTATATACTTGATGAACATTGACCATTGTAATAGTCATAGTTCATTCAAAGATAAAGTTAGCATGAGTAATCTTTGTCAAGAGATTACCCTACCAACAGATCCTCTACATCATATTGATGGTAATGGTGAGATTGCTTTGTGTATTCTCTCTGCTATTAATGTGGGTAAGATTAATAAACTTGACGAGTTAGATGAGTTGTGTGATCTTGCAGTACGTGGTCTTGATGCTCTTATTGATTATCAACAGTACCCTGTAAAGGCAGCAGAGCAGTCTACAAAGAACCGTAGATCACTTGGTATAGGTTTTATTGGTTTGGCACATTATCTTGCTAAGAATAATGCTAAGTATGAAAGTCCAGAGGCATATGATTTAGTTCATAAACTTACAGAAAGATTTCAATATGCTCTATTGACTTCATCCAATCGTCTTTCAATGGAGAAAGGACCATGCGGTTATTTCGGTAAGACAAAGTATGCAGATGGTATTTTACCTACTGATACATATAAGAAGGACGTTGATGAGATTATACCAAATGATCTATCATGTGACTGGGAGTTTCTTAGGGGAAGGATATCCGAGTACGGGCTTAGGAACAGCACACTGTCGGCACAAATGCCTTCGGAGAGCAGTTCCGTTGTGTCAAATGCTACCAATGGAATCGAACCTCCTAGAGACTACTTGTCCATTAAGAAATCAAAGAAAGGACCTCTTAAGCAAGTGGTTCCGTCTTATGGGTCTCTAAAGAATAACTATACGCTTCTTTGGGATATGCCAGATAATACTGGGTACATTAATGTAGTCGCTATTATGCAGAAGTTCTTTGATCAAGCAATTAGTGGTAACTGGTCTTATAACCCAGAGAATTATCCAGACAATGAAGTACCTGTGTCAGTGATGGCAAAGGATTTACTAACAACCTACAAGTATGGTTGGAAGACTTCTTACTATCAGAATACATATGATGCTAAGAAGGATGGTGATGATGTGGATGTGGATAATCTTATTAACGAACTATTAACTACTGAGGAGGAAGTCTGTGACAGTTGTGCAGTCTAAAGAGGTGAGTGGTATGACAGTCTTTAATAGGAATGTCGTTGACACCACTAAACAGTTCATGTTTTTTGGAGCACCCCTGAGTGTTCAACGTTATGATTCATATAGGTTCCCTACATTTGATCGACTGACACAGCAACAACTAGGATATTTCTGGAGACCTGAAGAGGTATCACTCCAGAAAGATCGTGCTGACTATGCACAACTTACAGATCAACAGAAACATATATTTACTTCTAATCTGAAGTATCAGATCATGTTGGATTCTGTACAGGGTAGAGCACCTGGTATGGCATTCATTCCTTACTGTTCTTTACCAGAACTAGAAGGATGTATGCAAGTGTGGCAGTTCATGGAGATGATCCATAGTAGATCATACACATACATCATTAAGAATGTTTACTCTGATCCTTCAGAATTATTTGATACGATCTTAACTGATGATAATATTCTCTCAAGAGCAGAGAGTGTTACAAAATCTTATGATGACTTTATAAATTATGCACATGAGTATGATCAGAGTAATGCTTGGAAGGAGGATATGAGATCTCATCCTAATTCAGAATGGACAAGAAGAGATCTTAAAAAGTATTTGTATAAAGCAGTTGCTAATGTTAATATCCTAGAAGGTATTAGATTTTATGTAAGTTTTGCTTGCTCTTTTGCCTTCGGTGAAAACAAACTCATGGAGGGGTCAGCAAAGATACTATCTCTTATTGCTAGAGATGAATCACAACACCTAGTATTAACACAACAGATATTAAAAAATTGGACTGAAGGTAAGGATGACCCAGAGATGAAAGAAATTGCAGAAGAAGAACAGGAAACTGTTGAACAAATGTTTAAGGCATGTGTCGATGAAGAGAAGGCATGGGCAAACTATTTGTTTAAGGAAGGTAGTATGATAGGATTGAATGAAAGATTACTACACAATTATGTTGAGTGGATTGCTAACAGGAGGATGAAAGCAATAGGTCTGAAACCTATATACGATCAACCCCTTAGAAATAATCCACTACCTTGGACTGAGCACTGGCTCAACTCTAAGGGTCAGCAAAACGCACCACAAGAAACGGAGATTGAAAGTTATGTCGTTGGAGGAATTAAACAAGATGTCAAGTCGGACTCATTCGCAGGGTTCTCCCTCTGAAGATATAGAGTGGGATCTAGAGGAACTTAAAAAAGCAATCACTGATAGTGCTGATGAATATGATAAGTTACTAGACAAGGCAGGTCAACATGATCTCCCACAAGGTACAGCAGAAGCAATGTGGGAAATGGAACGTCAGATGTGGTCACAGAGACAAGGTAAAGACGAATCTAGTTTCTAATGTATAGAGCACTCCCACCAGAATTACATGTTAAAGAAAGTTCTATCTCAGGACAAGGACTATTTGCTAGAGAAGACATCGATGCCATGATGTACCTTGGTGTCTCCCATGTTTTATTAGGTGATGATATTATTAGAACTCCTTTAGGTGGGTTTGTGAATCATAGTGAAGATCCTAACTGTGTAAAATGGTATGAGGAGAATATCTATCATATGAAAACTATTAAACCAATTAAGAAAGGGGAAGAACTATTTCTTAAGTACACATTTTATTCAGTAAACAGTACATGATGGACATGAAAAATTTAAAAAACTTGACTAAATAATTGTGTCATGCTATCATGACAATACGTTCATCCCAATAGGGACGCAAGTAAGCCGACTCGGAACGGGTTATCGTTCATCTCATGGAAATCTTAATCGCTACTCTTTTAACTTGTGCGAGTGCTAGAGATATTCTCTCTGGTATCACCGACCAAAGTGCAGGACAGCATAAAGCTGAACTCATTGAGGTAGTTAAAGAAAGTACTGAAACAGGATGTAACTGGGACGCAAAAGTTGACTAAAGGAACGGCATTAAACCGCCCATTACTTTGGAGTAACACAATGGCAAAAGTCACTTATCGTGGTGTCGAGTACGACACAAACGAGTACAACGCAGCAGTGCTTGAAGAAGCAGCAAAGCGTAGTAGACACGATCTAATGTATCGTGGAATCAAAGTCAGAAGCAAGGCATCACCTTGCAGTTGATATCACATTACTAATGTGTTGATATACTAAGAGGGGTTGTACCCCTCTTTTTTATGTGATAATATATACTTATAACACATTAGGAGAGTCATGAAAATCTTTCTAGACTGTTCTGACCCAGACCTTATTGCATCTGCATTTGAGACAGGATTAATCGACGGAGTTACTACAAATCCTACTCT